GCGCCAGTCAGCCGCACGAACAGGCCTGACAAAAGTACGCACTCGATCACAAGTCCAGAAGATCAGAATTTCCTTGCAAAACGAGCGGCATCCACAAAAGAAGGTTCGGCCGATAGGTACCCCAAGCTCCAGCGCTTGTCGGACGACATCGGCCTTGGTCTTCTCGCGGAAGGGCGCATGGAAGCGCACGGCACCGACGCCACGGGAAAGCTCTTCAAGGCCGTTCATGAACTCGGTGCTGCAGTCTATTTCCTTGGCATGATTGCTGTTGATGAAGCCCGAATACACGTTGAGGATCCGAAGCGTCTGGGCACGAGCCGCGGCCACAGCGAAGAACAGCATCGTCCGGTACGGAAGGTACAGGTCATCATCAGAGACGGCTTCCTTCCAAAGGTCTGCTTCCAGGATCATCCGTGATGGCGAGCCCTTGAAGATGTCCGAGATATTCAGTCGCTCCGGCGGCATCGCTTCCTGCGGGAGGACTTCCTGCACCTTCGCCCATTCTGTCTCGGCACAGTGTTGGCCGTAGTCGAAGAAGATGGGATGAACCTCTGTCCCCTCGTTGACCAGCAGATAGCAGACCGTCGTTGAGTCGAGTCCGCCAGAGACCATGACGACAGCCTGCTTCATGAGCGCGTCGCCCTTAGTCTCGACATAACATCGAATAGGCCGTTGAGGCAGCTATCGAGCTTGGTCGAGTAGACCGTGCTACCCGCCATCACCATAGTGTTGGTATTCTCTTTGAGCGGATCATAGGTGATCACGGGCTTCTTCAGTGCAAGAGCCAGTCCGATTTCAACGAGTGTGCCGGGATCGCGCTCCAGAGGGAGTGCGAAGACAAGATCACACTCCTTGAGAAGAGCCAAATCACCCAGATATGCGGCTCGCATTTCATGCATCGAGCTTTGCGGAGTTAGCTCTCCGTTCTCTTGTACCGGGCGGCGAAGCCGAAAATTATGGTAGGCGAGCGCCCGAAGTGCTTCTTCGAGGTGCGTGCGGTCGACGTAGGAAAAATCGGGAGCGGCGAAGTATATCTGAAAGGCTGGCCGGGCATGCCAGGGCAGAACTGTTCCGCCTAGGCCGCGCATTTGATCGACAGAGAGCGCGAGGCTGCGCTGGACATCTCTTTTGAAGTCGTCCGGGTAGGTCGTCTGGGCATAACACGTTGCAGCGCGCGCTGCCTTCCATCCGGCATCAAAGACGGCCCCACCCAGCATGGACGCGAAAACAGCTGAATACACGTCACCGACACCGACCGAGTTGACGGTTTCGCCAAGGAGCGCCGGAATCTCGTCGACTTCATCACCGCGAAGATCAAACACACGGCTGCCGCCGCGATTTTCCTTCAGAAGAATGGCTTGCGGCGACAGATCGCGCAGATCAGCCAACAGGCTGGACATATCCTCTGACGCTTTTTCCACGAACATTGGAGACGATGTAGAAGTCACTACGGCGGCAATATTTCCCTTGAATGATGAGAGCGATTGGAGGTCCGGAAGATCATAGGCGATATCGAAACTTGCCCGAACATCCTCGGCAAGTAGGGATCTCAGGACCGTGAGATCGTACTTTCCAGGGAAAATCAGACAGGTCTTGAAGGTCTTTAGTGCGTCAACTTCACCGCGGTATTCGACATATTTTTCGTCCCTCAGGATGTCTTGATAGGCTTGGTCCGCAAGTTCGGTCGGATCGCCAATGGTCATGACGTTGGGCGCGCCCTTGACCTCAGCCAGCCAGATGAATTCGCTGCATCCCAAACGTTCGAGGTAGGCTCGCGCCTGATCGACCAGATAGCCGGGGCATGCGGCAGCCACGGAAAAGTTCGCGTCTATTGCCCACAGCCCGCGGGCCGCGTGAACGATGCCGCCAAGCCGTAGCTTACTTTCAGCACCTGCCTTCGGCAGGGTGAAATCTACGTAGACCTCGCCGACCAGCAGAAGGTCTTGCCTAAGACTCATGGCGTCCGCGGCGCGAAGTCCACGTTGACCGATGCAACGGGAGCCGATGCCGAGGAGTTGACGCGCCCCTCATAGGTGAAGCCCGCAACCATGCAGTCTGCGAGATAGTTGAAGCTGGTCGGCAGCGCCCCCACGGTTTGGCCGCTCGCGTCGACTGCGAACAACCGGCCACGCTGCTCGATGGTTAGCGCCGTGTTGGCCGGAGGAACTCCGCCGCTTGAGGAGAAGTAGTCACACTGCTCAACCTCTTCGAGGGCGCAGGAGAATGCCCGGGCGCAGCGATCTTCCCCACTTGCGCCGCCACCCCCGGCTCCCTCGCCCCCCTCTTTGGGGCGCGAGCCGGGGTAGTCGGAGAAGCTTCCAGAGCCAGTGCTACCCATACCATCCCTCAAATCAGCATTTTGTGTTCCTGCGATGGTCTTTCAGTTGATCTGGTGTTGCAAGCCATAAATGTAGACTTCGACGAGCGCGAAGATAACGGCGGCGAAGGTTAGCGAACACAGCGAACAAAGGCTGGTCCATTGTCGCTGGTTTCATCCCAACCGTCCCTCCACCCAGTTCGCCACGATGAGCCCCGGCACACCGTCCAATGCCCGGTCCGCGTCCCGTGCGAGATCCAGCCGCTTCGGCAGCTTGACCTGCGGCACCAGCAGGAAGATCGGCGCGGTGACCTTTCCGCGCCCTGTCTTTGAGCGCGACACCACGGCCTGACCCTTCGTGTTCAGCCGCCCCTCCGCCACCAGCAGGCTCGGACCCGTGCGACGATAGATGAAACGAAGGCGCAGCCCGCGTCGCCGCTCCCATTCGCCGGGCGTGATCCTGCCGCCACGCAGGGACTTGCCCGCCGCGGGTAGCGGGATCGCCAGCCAGAGCCCGTTCTTCGAGCGGATCAGCGGGCCGGTGTCGTGCGCGCCGACGATCACCGGAGCCTTCGACCAGACCAGCGCGGCGGCGTCGAGGCTTTCACCCGACCTCGGGAAGTTCTGGTTGCGGATCGAGTTGGCCAGCCGGTGCCCGAGCCCCGCGCCGGTGATCTGCAATCGCCAGGCGGTCTTCAGCCCGGTCCCAGCCTCGCGCATGGCGGCCGTGACGGCGCGCTCCCCGGCCGCGACCTCCGCCGCCATCATGGCTACGATGTCGGGATCGATGTCGAGCTTCAGTTTCACGCGGGCCTCAGATCGACGGTCCAGACCAGCCGCTCGCGGTCGCGAACAGGCTCACCCTGAATGAGGAAGGCGTCGCCGTCGATCTCGATGCGGTCGCCTGGACGCGGGTTCGGCACCTCGGCGACGCGCAGGTCGATTCGGGTGGTCTCGGACCAAAGCCGCGCATCGCCGAAGTCGCTGATCGCGTCCGCACGCCGGGCGACGACCCGCACCAGCAAGGGCGCGCCGCCGTCGGCAATGTAGACCGCGTCCCGCCCGATGTTCGGATCGGCGAAGAGCGCGCCCACGGCGACAGCGAAGGCGCTCATCAGAACGTCGCGTTCAGACGCACCCGGCCAAGGGTGTCGCCCGCACCGCTCGCCACCGCCTCGACAGCCACGCCGATGAGGGTGTTGTCGGTCGCCACCGTGGTGCAGCGCTTGTTGGTGTCGTCCCAATAGACCTTGGCGCCGACGGTCCACGCCTGAGAGCCGACCTTGGTGATGTCGAACACGCCGACGAGCGCGGTCTCGATGGGCTCGCCGAGGGCCGCCGCTCCGGCGGCGATGCCGAAGATCGAGCCGACGAGCAGGCCATCGCCGGAGGTCACGGCGTAGGGCGCGGTCAGGGTGATGGTGTTGCCGGGCTGGACGTAGTTTTTCATGGGAAGGATCCTCGTGGAAAGACGAAGGGCGGCCCGTCAGGACCGCCCGCATGTCAGGGTTCAGCGTTGGGGTGCGGGTTACGCGCCCGGGTTCTTGTAGAGGCCACGCCAGTCGATGGCCTTGGCGCCGAAGTCGAGGCGGCACTTGATCTCGACGCCATCGACGTCGAAGCCGTTGCGGGTCTCGATGTAGGCGCCCTGCTGACCCTCGAGATAGGCGTACTCGATGGTGTCGATCTGGTTCGGGCTGGCCGCCAGATACCAGGCGGTTTCGCTGGCGGCGTCGAGCCGGGGCTCGCTGATCGGGGCGAGCGTGCGGATCGACTGCGGCACGACGCTTGACGTCGCGGCGGGCACCAGGTTCTGGGCGACCAGCTGTTCGGCCTTCAACTCCAGCGAGGCGGGCACGATCAGGAACGCGGGCCGGACGTTCAGCACCGTCTTCTTGTCGAGGCCGGTCTGCTTGGCCATCGCAGCGCGGGCCGCACCGACGCTGCCGACATCGAGCGCCGCGCCGGTGCCCGCGAGGTTCTTGTGCGTGGTGTGGAACAGCGCGTTGCCGTCGGCCATCGCCGGGTTGGCGGTGATGATCCCCCAGACCACGTCCGACTCCAGCTGCGCGATGGAGTTGCCGTACATCGCCGGGATCCGGGTGAAGGCGTCGAGGTCGTCGTTGATCAGCGTCTGGCGGGTGATCGCGACCACGCGGCCGTAGGTCTTGACCTTGTAGCTCTCCTTGCTCTCGCCGAGCGTTCCGCGCCTGAACTCGCCGCTCTCGCCGACTTCGAGCAGCTGCGGCGCCTCGCCGAGCTGGACCCGGTGCATCGCCTTGAAGTCGGTCGCCAGCACCTGGCGGCAGAACAGCATGAAGGTGCGGGGATAGGCTTCGTAGGCCTGCCGCAGCGTCTTGTTGGTGACCGCCGAAAGGATCTCGGGGAAGTCCGAGGTGGAATGCAGAGCCCGTGTCGCCACCTCGTCGCGCGACAGGCCCCGGGTGTTCACCCCGGCATTGCCGAGGCTTTCGCGGGCCAGTTCCAGCAGCGTCATGCCGCGGTACTGGCGCGCGGCGTCTTCCAGCTGGAACAGCGTCGGGCTGTAGCGGTGCAGCAGCGCGTTCGCCACCGCGTCGCGGCGGGTGATGCGTTCGTCCCGGCCGCCGAGGGGGACGGAGACATGGCCGAAGGTCCGGGTCTCGTCCGACTTCGCCGCGACCTGATCGAGGATCAGGCGGCGGGACTCGTCGACGCTGACGCCGCGCTTGACCAGATCCTCGGCGAAGCCGCGCTCGAGGTTCAGGCGGCCCGCCAGATCGTAGATGGTTGAGACGCGGTCGCGCTCGGCCTCGCGGGCGCGGGTCGCGACGGCCTCGGTGTCGGGCGCAGCGGGGGCATCGCTATTCTGAAGCTTCGGCTGGCTGCGCGTCTCGCTGGAGGCGACCTTCGGGTCGGGCGCAGCCGATTTCGGCTCGGTCATGGTGGTGTCCTCGGTTTCGACCGGCGCGGTCGGCTGGGTGGTGGGGGTTGCGGCGTCGCTCGCCGGGGTTTCGGTCTTTTCCGTCATCGGGATCGGTCCTTTCGTGCTTGAAGGGGCGTCCCAGCGGTGAAGGACGCAGTCGTGAAGGGGATGCTGGGCGCGGAAGCCTGCGGCGGGGTCGGCACCGACCGCGACGGCGGAGACCTCGAACGGCGTCCAGTCCACCGCCCGCCAGAGTTCGCGCGCGGCCTCGGGTTTCGAGACCTCGAAGCGGTGGACCTGGTAGCCGATGGAGACCGCGCGGATGTGCCCGGCCTGGATGTCACGCCAGATCGGCTCGACATCGGCACGCTCGCTGATCCGCACGAGCGCGATGCCCCGTCCGTTCTCGATCCGGGCGGAACCCGGCACGACCGAGCCGATCACCGCGTCGAGCGTGTCGAGCTCGTGCACCTTCAGGAACGGTGCGCCCGCGTTCAGCCGGTCGAGCCGGACATGGGCGGGATCGAGGCTCAGTTCCTCGTCATAGGGCTCGCCGAAGAAGGTGGCGCGGCGCACGCGGGCCCCGGCCGACCAGACCACCTCCACGGTGCGGCTGTCGGCATCGGCGGTGTTCGGCGCAAGCTCCGCCGACCGGCGCATGGCCGGCAGTTCGATCATCGTGTCCATGAAAGTCAGTCCTGTTGGTCGGCCTGCGTCGGATCGGTTTCCGCGTCGGCGGAGGGGTCGTCGGTGTCCGGTTCGGCGGCGGCGGGATCGGTGGCCAGATCGCTGGTCTGCGCGCTGCCAGTTTTCGTGACGCGCCGCGGGTCGCTGTCGAGCACCAGCCCCAGCGCGTCGAGCTTGGCGTTGGTCGCGGCGATCTCGGCCAGCACCGCGTCGGGGTTGCGTCCCTGCCGCGCGATCACCTCGGCCAGCGTCATGGTGCCGGAGCGGATCGACAGCAGGTTCGCCATGGCGTCCTTCTGCGGATCGACCGCTTCGAACTTCGGCGGCGACCATTCGACCGGCACGATGCGCGACGGGATCTGCCCCGCGGCCCACGCGGCTTCCGCGAACCAGCGCCAGACCGGCGCGCAGAACATCGGGATGAAGAGCTGCCACTGCACCGCGTCGATCTGGCGGCGGAACTCGACGAGCCCCGCCCGGATCGAGGAGTAGTTGACCTGGCTGAGGTCGCCGGTCAGCAGCTCGTAGGGCACCCGGAACCCGGCCGAGATCGTGTGCAGGCTGGCCCGCTTGTATTCGCCATAGCCGCCGGTGGCCGACGGCTGGTTGAACCGGATGTCCTTGCCGCCACGCGCATAGGCGATCAGCCCCGGCTCGAACTGCTCGACCCGGTTGCCATCGGCATCGACCACGGAGGGCGCGATGCCCTGCTGCGCCTCATCATCGCCGAACACGATGGCGGTGACGCAGGCCTCGGTCTTCTTGCGGACCAGTTCCGCCACCTCGTAGTCATCGAGATCGCGCAAGCTGCGGATCACCGGCGCGCCCCAGGGAACGCCGCGCGCCTGCGTGCGCTGCTTCTCGTAGACATGGGCGATCTCGGTCGCGGGGACCGGGCGGCTCTGCAACCCGTTCTGCAAGGCGCCATAGGCGTCGCCCGGATGTTCGGCATGGAGCCAATAGGCCCGGCGCTTGCCGACCGGGTCGAACTCGATCCCCTGTACGAGGCGGCCTGCGCCGAGGACGCCGGATTTGGTGGCGTCGAGGAAGTCGGCCTCCAGCACCTGCAATTGCAGCGGCACCGGCAGACCATCTGACGACCGCCGCAGACGGCGGCGCACCAGGACTTCGCCCGCCTCGATCATCTCGCGGCAGATCAGCGTCTGCAGACCGTAGAAGTCGAGCTGGCCATCGGCGTCGCACTCCGCCGTCCAGCGCTCGAAGAGCGCGTCGACCTTGCGGTCCAGCGTGTCGTCGCCGCTCGCTGCGCGCGGCATGATACCTGCGCCGATGATGTTGTTGACCAGCACCGCCACGGCCTTGGCCGCATGCGGGTTGTTGCGCACCAGATCGCGCATCCGGTCCCGCAGCAGCGCTCCGGCAACACCGATCTCGGTGTCGGCCGAGGATCCCGGCGCGCGCCAGCCCTCGGTGCGACGCCCGCGCGCGGCCCCGTCATAGCCCCGCGTCAGGGTCTCGAAGGCCTGACGCGCCATCACGCGGCGGGCCGCCATGCGCGGCGCCACCGTGGCGATGGCGTGATCGAACCAGGTCGCCGACATCAGCGATCCCCGCGCGAGAAGCCCGCAAGCCCGGCCACCGGCAGCGGCCGGGTCGTTCCCGCGATGGCGCGCTCGATAGTCCGGATGCGCGCCAGCAGATCCTCGGCCGAGCCGTAATCCACCGATTTGCCGTCATAGCTGACCCGGGTCGTGCCGCTGGCATAGGCTCGGCGCAGCGCCGAGAGCTCGGTTTCCGTCCAGTCCGTCATCAGAACCATCCTCCGCGCCGTCCGAGCCAGTCGGAGCGGCGCTTGCCCTGCGGGGCCTGTCCCGGCCGGTTGATCTGCCCGGCGGGATCGGTGTCGGTGGGGGCCGCCCCGAGCTGATCCTCGAGGTCGCGCCATTTCTCGTCGGGCCAGCGATCCGCGCCCGCGATCCAGGCGGCGGCGCGGGCATAGACCCGGCAATCCAGCGCCTCGTTGCGCTCGCGCAGCTTCTGCCATTCCAGCCGGGCGAAGCCGCGTTTCGTGCGCACCGTCACCAGCTGCTCGGCCACGAACTGCTTCAGCCATTCGTTCTCGACCCAATGCGGCAGATGCACCGAGCCGGGCGGGAATGCCGCCCCGTCGGCCATGTCCTCCTCGGTCGGGCGCGCCAGCCGCAGGAAGCGGTAGGTCTCGGCCTTGAAGGTCGAGACCGCCACGGTCCAGAGCCGTGCCCCCCGCCGCAGGCGTTTGCCGCCCTCGGTCGCGTCCACGAAGGTCGGCCCCGACACCGGGCTCGAGCGGTTGAACCCCTCGACGCCCTTCACCGGCGACACCTGCCCAAACCCCTGCGCCCGCGACCAGCCATAGACCACCGGGGCCTCGTAGCCGGTGTCGATGGCGAGCCGCGCGATCTTGAGATGCGCGCCGCGTTCATGCGGCCAGGACCGGTCGAGCAGCGCGGTCAGCTCCGACCATGCGTCATGCCGGTCGGGCCCGCCCTCGATGACGACGTGATCGATGAGCCAGCTTTCCAGCCCGCGACCCCAGGCCCAGACATCGACCTCGATGCGGTCCTTCTGGACGTCCGCCCCGGCTGTCAGGAACAGCCCGCCCGCTGGCACGGTCCCGGATGTCCAGCGCTCGCGGCGGTCGTAGAGCCGCTGCCAGTCCGGTGCTTCCCCGGTTTCGACCCATGTCTCGCCGAGGATCGTGTTGCGAAAGGCCTTGATCGCCTCGTCCGAGCCCTGTGCCGCGTCCCATGCCCGCACGATCCGCTCCCAGCTCAGCCAGCCGATCGGCGAATAGAGCGCCGAGAGGTGATACCCGACCGTGGTCGGATCGGCCGCGATGGCGGTCGCCCGCCATTCGCCGCCCTCCAGCATCGCCGTCTTGTGGTGTTCCGCGATGGGCTGCTCGCAGCCATCGCAGTGATATTCCGCCGTCTCCGGGCGGCCCTTCTGCCAGCGCAGCCGGTCGAACTTCAGCCACTGCATCGCACCGCAGTGCGGGCACGGCACGAAGAACCGGCGCTGGTCGCTGGCCTCGTACTCGCGCTCGATCCGGCTCAACCCCCTGATGGTGGGCGTCGAGACCAGGAACACCTTGCGCCGGTGGGCAAAGGTCAGCGACCGAGCTTCGGCCAGCGTGACCGGATCGCCTTCCTCGTCAGCGGACGCCGGATAGGCGTCGACCTCGTCGACGAAGATGTAGCGCGCCGGGGTGGACCGTAGCCCCACGGCCGAGTTGGCGCCCGTCATGATTAGGATGCCGCCCGCGAATTCCTTCGACAGCATGGTGTTGCCCGCATCGCGGGACCGGGCGGGCTTCACCCGCTCCCGCAGTTCCGGGCTCTCGTCGATCAGCGGGTCGATCCGCTGGCGCGAGTTGCGCTTGGCCAGTTCCACCGTCGGCTGGACCGCGAGCATCGGCCCCGGTGCCTGGTGGATCGCGAACCCGATCCAGTTGTTACCGGCCTCGGTCGCGCCAACCTGCGCGGCCTTCATGAACACGACGCGCTGCATGGCGTCGCCGGGGCTCAGCCGATCCATGATCTCCCGCATGTAGGGCGTGCGCACCGTGCGATATCGCCCCGGCTCGGCCGAGGCGCGGCCCGAGAGCATCCGGTGCCGGTCCGCCCATTCCGAGACGGTCAGATCCGGGTCGGGTCTGAGCCCGTTGCCCCAGGCGCGCAGGATCTCGCCCGCGCCGTCGAAGTCCGTCAGGCCATCGCCGCTCTCACCGGAAGTCTGGCCGGACCTCGGCGAGTTCGTCGAGGTGGGCGCGTACATGTTTCTCCAGCACCTTCTGCATCGCGGCTGGCTCCACGGTGATCTGCTGACCTGTCGCGTCGCTGCACGAGGCCGACAGCTCAGCCGCCATCAGCGCCGCCGCGCGCGCGGGCCAGTTCACCCATGCGTCCCGTTCCTCCCGCGCCAGGCGGAACACCAGCGCCAGCGCGCGGGCCCGCTCGATCAACTCCCCCTTCAGCTTCTGGAGCCGGATGCGCCGCTCCTGCGCCTTCAGCACCTCGTTCGCCGTCTTCGCCTGCAGGAAGGTCGTGCCGCCGCCGACCGCCGGAACCGCCAGACCCTGTTCGCGCAATGTATCGCCGACAGCGGTCACCGCGGCCTCGG